TGGACAAGACGTATATTATTTGCCACGAGAAATAGTAAATGTTGATACGATACTGAATGAAGATATACATTCTCAATTTAATTCAGCATATACAATTGAGATGTACATAGAAAATGTTAATGGATTCGAAGGAGACGGAGATCTATTAAGTAAGTTTGGTGTAGAAATAAGAGATCAAGCTACGTTTATTATTTCTCGACGCAGATGGGAACAATTGATTGGTATTAACAATAATGGTATTACTTCATTAAGACCAGTCGAAGGAGATCTCATTTATCTTCCTCTTGCAAACGCTTTATTCGAAATTAGGTTTGTTGAAGATGAATCGCCATTTTATCAATTATCAAATTTAGCGGTGTATAAACTACAATGTGAATTATTTGAATATTCTACTGAGTCCTTTAATACTGGAATCGGCGACTTTGATAATGTTATTAATAAAGATATCACCGCACAAATACGACTTCGAGTTGCAAATGGAAATGGTACATCATTTGAAATTGGCGAAATTGTAAGACAAGAAATTTCTGTTGGTTCAAACGAATATATTGAAGGAAAGGTTATTTCGCGTAAAGAAGTATCTAATGATGTTCATGAAATTGAATTGTCTGATTGGAAAACTACTAATGGTAAATACCACATATTTAATACTCAAAATATATTAGTAGGAGATACTTCTCAAGCTGAATGGAGTGTATCGAATGTGTATGACATTAATGACACGCTTGCAAATAGAGCCTTTATTAATGAAGGATTACCACAATCACAGAATCAAGAGTTTGAAGTAATTAAAGACGATATTATAGATTTTACTGAAAGCAATCCATTTGGAGAAATTGTATAATGTTCGGTGGTCATTTTTATCATGCATCTATTCGTAGAACTATTGCTGCATTTGGTAATATCTTCAATGATATAAAAATATTAAGAGTAGATGGTGATGGAGAAGTAAAGAACATTACTCGAGTGCCATTAGCATATGGCCCTAGACAAAAATTCTTAGCACGATTGGCTGATACTGGATCATTCAAAGATACAGTTAATGTTGCAATGAAGCTTCCTCGTATGTCGTTTCAAATTGGTACAATAACATACGATGCGGCCGCACAAGTAAATAAAATGAATCAAGTACGATATGGTACTATTGCAGACGGCAAACAGAAAGCTGTATATACTCACACTCCATATAAGATGAGTATTGAATTAAATATAATGGCAAAAAATCAAGATGATGCACTTCAAATCTTAGAACAAATATTGCCATACTTTCAACCAGATTATACGATAACAATTAAAGAAGTTCCTGAAATAGGATTAAAGACAGATGTGCCAGTAGTATTATCTGGCGTAACTATGACTGATGAATATGAGGGCAACTTTGAGACACGCAGAGTTATCATATATACTTTATCATTCGATTTAAGAGTTAGATTTTACGGGCCTGTTCGTGAAAAAGAAGTAATACTAACTTCTTCTGTCGATGTAAACTCTTTAGATACTTTTGGATTTTTAGAAGAAGTTACTGCCGAAGGTAATCCTGTAAATTTAACTTCTGAAACTGGAACAGATACTACTGATGATAACCTTATAACATGAATACTTTAAAAACAGATATAGATGATGATTACGAATTTGCTAGAAAAAAATACTATGATCTAGTAGATAAAGGTGATGAAGCAATTCAGCTAATGTTAGAGTTAGCTCGAGAATCTGAGCATCCTAGAGCATTTGAAGTTTTGTCGAATATGATAAAACAAAATGCAGAGGTTGCTGATAGACTAATGGATTTGCAAAAGAAAAAGAAAGAAGTTATAAGGTCTGATAACAATACACCAATGTTACCTAATACTATGACACAGAATAATGTTTTTGTTGGATCTACTACTGATTTACAACGAATGCTAACTTCTAAATTTGAAAGTAAAGCTAATGTCATTGACTCTGAAGAATAATTCTGCCGGCTACTTAGGTAACCCTAATGTAAAGCGCGATGGTATACAACAAAACTTCAGCTCTGATGAAGTGCGTGAATATGCCAAATGCATGAAGTCTCCTACATATTTCGCTAAAAAATATGTAAAGGTTATTTCTCTAGATGATGGTTTGGTTCCATTTAATCTATATCCATATCAAGAGAAAATGTTTAGTCATTTTCAGAAAAATCGATTTTCCATCGTTTTAGCTTGTCGTCAATCCGGTAAGTCTATATCATCAGTTGCATATTTGCTTTGGTATGCGTGTTTTCATTCAGAAAAAACTATCGCAATACTAGCAAACAAAGGTGCTATTGCTAGAGAAATGTTAGCACGTATTACATTAATGCTTGAGAATCTTCCATTCTTTTTACAGCCTGGATGTAAAGCATTAAACAAAGGGTCAATTGAATTTTCAAATAATTCGCGAATTATTGCATCTGCAACATCAGGATCATCTATTCGAGGACTATCTGTAAATTTACTTTTCCTTGATGAGTTTGCGTTTGTTGATGACGATGCTAGATTTTATACATCGACATATCCTGTTGTTGCTTCTGGTAAAAATACTCAAGTGATTATCACTTCAACTGCAAATGGTATTGGTAATGTTTATCATAAGATATACGAAGGTGCTGTTCAAGGAACTAATGAGTTCAAGCATTTTAGAGTAGATTGGTGGGATGTGCCAGGAAGAGATGAGGAATGGAAACGTCAAACGATATCTAATACATCTCCTCTTCAGTTTGATCAAGAATTTGGTAACACCTTTGTTGGTACTGGAAACACTCTTATATCTGCAAATTCATTATTAAATCTAACTGCAAAAGATCCTATAAAATATACATCGAACGTTAGGATATATAAAGACCCTGAGCCTGATCATGAATACATGATGATTGTTGATGTTGCAAAGGGAAGAGGCCAAGATTATTCTACATTTAATATTATAGATGTGACGTCAAGACCTTTTGATCAAGTGGCTGTATTTCAAGATAATAATATATCACCATTACTATATCCAGATGTAATTTACAAATACGCCAATATATACAATAAGGCTTATGTTATAATTGAATCAAACGATCAAGGTGCCGTTGTATGTAATGGTTTATACTACGACTTAGAATACGAAAATGTTTATGTTGAGTCAATGATTAAAGCAAATTCGATTGGCGCTACAATGACTCGAAAAATTAAACGTATTGGTTGCTCTACAATAAAAGATCTTATTGAACAAAACAAAATACAAATACATGATGCAGCTACAATTGTAGAACTATCAACATTTGAGTCGAATGGATCTTCGTACGAAGCTTCGAATGGCAATCACGACGATTTAGTTATGAACTTAGTTATGTTTGCTTGGTTTACTACTATTCAATTCTTTAACGACTTAACTGATATTGATGTAAAACGTTTACTCTATTCTGAAAAGATACGAGCTATGGAAGAAGACGTTGTTCCTGTAGGCATATTGGCATTAGAAAAAAATAATTCGCGCTACACAGTTGAAGATGGATTAGTCTGGGAAAAGGTAGGATATTAATTATTATAAATATTGTATAGATTGAGAATTCTTACGTATTATGCATCATATTATAACATAGATTAATCTATCATGAGAGAGGAATAAATATGGCTTTTCAAGTATCACCAGGCGTGCAAGTCCGTGAAATCGACTTGACAAACGTGGTTCCTGCGGTATCTACCTCTATTGGTGGATTTGCTGGATATTTCAATTGGGGTCCCGTTGAAGAAATTGTTACAGTTGGTTCTGAAAAAGAATTGGCTTCAATTTTCAGCACTCCAGATACCAATACTGCAGGTTATTTTTTAACCGCTGCATCATTTTTGCAATATGCTAATGCTCTTAAAGTAGTTAGAATTGCAGGAACAAATTTAAATGCCACTTCAGGCGGCGCTGGCCAGTTAATTAAAAATCGCGACAGTTATGATAATGCAGTAATTACTGCGGAAATTGTTGCAAAATATCCTGGTATTTTAGGTAACTCATTAGCAATATCCATATGTCCAGCATCAAGCACTGTGTTTAATACATGGACTTATGCCAATCAATTTGATTCAGCTCCAGGAACATCCGATTACGCTGACGCACATGGTTGTTCAAATGATGAGCTTCACATTATTGTTGTAGATGAAGATGGCGCCATTACTGGCACGCCAAATACTGTACTAGAAAAATTCGCATATGTTTCACAAGCCTCTGATGCTAAAGCAAATGATGGATCTTCTAATTACTATGCAGATGTATTAAGCGATACTTCTAAGTGGGTTTGGTTTGGAAATCATTACTCTATTTTTGATTATGCCGGTGCCTCTACTACATTTGTTGCAGAAGATAATATGGGTGGTGACTACTTAGATGGTGTAACTCCAGTTGCAATTACTAACTCATTAAGCAATGGTACTGATGCAAATACTCCAAACATTTCCAATGAGCTTCTAGCATTTGACTTATTTGAAGATGCTGAAACTGTAGATGTTAATCTACTATTTGGATATCCATGCATGGTAGAAAACAATGTTACTTTAGCAAATGGTCTATTAGCTATAGCAGCTGCTCGTAAAGATTGCGTAGCGTTTGTTTCTCCTGCTATATCAGACACTGTAGGAAATGCAGCACCCGCAGCTGCGGTAAAAACGTTTGCTGATCAATTAACAGCAACCTCTTATGGCGTAATTGATTCTACAGCGTTAAAAGTTTACGATAAATATAATGATACATATCGTTGGATTGGTGCTGCAGGCCACGTTGCTGGTCTTTGTGCTAATACTGATAACGTAGCAGATGCTTGGTTCTCTCCAGCTGGATTTACTCGTGGTCAGTTGTTAGGTGTTACTAAGGTTGCATTTAATCCTAAGCAAGCAGATAGAGATACATTATACAAAGCTCGTGTTAATCCTATCGTAGCATTTCCTGGACAAGGTATTGTCCTTTATGGCGATAAGACAGCACAAGCTAAACCTTCGGCCTTTGATCGTATTAACGTTCGTCGCTTATTCATCGTATTGGAAAAGGCAGTTGCAACTGCAGCTAAATTTCAACTTTTCGAATTCAACGACGAGTTTACTCGCGCAATGTTCCGTAACATGGTAGAACCATTCTTACGAGACGTAAAAGGTCGACGTGGTATTACTGACTTTGCTGTGGTGTGTGATGAAACAAATAACACCGGAGATATTATTGACACAAATCAATTTGTTGCCGATA